CTCACCTGCATTGTAACCAGGAGTCCAAAAGACAGTTGTTTTTGCGGTTGCGTCTGAGACTTCTTTGACTGATATGTTGTCAATCTCACATGACATTAAACCAGTGGCATTGGGCCTGATTTGAAAACTGGTGTTTGATGTAACATCACTTGCCAGTACTCTATATGATTGTTGTCCTGTTTCTGTTATTATATTCCCAGACGCACCCAAACCGACATGCATTGTTCCAGAAAAAGAAATAATATTAAAACTGATTTCATAACGTTTTATTGGGTCTATAGATAGGCCCACTTGTTGTATATAAGACCAATCAGCTTGGTTTTCAAATAACGCAGTTCCACCGGGTTGCCAGGTTAATGTTGAATTACCATTATTGCTTACATACCCTGATGTATCAGTATCAAACCCACCATTAGTAACCTCCTCAACCCCATCAGCAACCCCGTCAAACGCATCAAGCAAATTATCCCCAATAGGCCAATCCGTACCATCAACCCCAGGAACTAAACTCACCAGATCTGTCTTTCCCTCAGAATTAGCATAAAAATAGAAAAGACTGGAATAAATATTAAGTCCCCCACCCATCGTCATCCCCATTGTCATAGTAGTTTCCATGAATCTACTCCTAATCTAAGGGATTAAGCTAACTGAAACTCGATAGTTGCAGCTCCAGCAGTACTAAGTGTACAATCAGAAATATCAATAAAAGGCCAAATATTATCACCTTGATTGAAATATTCCACTCTCTGATCAGCATCACTAACTGATTTTGACCTCATTATCTCCGGAGCTGTAGCAGTTGTCGCAATAACCTCCGCTGCTGTTTTCTGTGAACCTTTTCCAGCCTTAATAACAATTTCATCATCTGCTGCTCCGGGGTGGAATTTTATTGATTTAACCCGTATACCAGAAGTACTAAATCCCGGTAAATCACCGGGAATTGTCCAATCGGCATCTAAACCACTAACCTGTAAAGAATTATGTGTAATCTTCGTAGTATTAGCCATTATTTTCCACCTTTCTTCTTGTACATATTCCCAAAAATCTCACCATTTTTAACTGGATTACCTTTAATTTTTCGTGGGCCTTTATTTCTAACCGGGCCAACTTTCGGGCTCCGGGCCGGTTTATTCGGTTTCATTTTTCTTTATATCTCCTTAAAGCGGTGGGGAAGATTGCCTCCACCCCACCTAGCATAAATCAAATCGAGATCAGTTTTAACTAACCACTCTTTGTCGGACGGAAAATACCGCCACTTTTTGTTGGATTGACAATACCACGTTTTCCCTTAGCAGGTCCGGGTTTTTTCATAATTCCAGAACCAGATCTCCCCTGCTTATGGTTATTTTTTTCCGTATAGTTTGTCTTTCCTGCTGATTGTCCAGCCATTTTAACTTCCTCCTTATTATAATTCAAATCAATGCACCGTTTGCATTCGCTTTTGTTTGAATTTCTGCATTTCCTGCTTGATTAAATATCCCGGCATACCAGTAGCTCGAAGATATCTGGCATATTCAACTTCTTCGCGGGATTTTTGGGTATTAATTGGTCTTTTTGGAGCCACGCGATTAATTACTGTCTCCATAGCATCGATGATATCTTTTGTCTGGGCGGTTGGAAAACCTTGAATTTCACTTCGAGCTTCGACTTCGCTCTCACGCAAAAAAATCCTCCCTTGAAGTAAAGGAGGCTCAAAACCTGTTCGGATACGATAATTCTTTTCTACGCTTGTCGGCTGATATATAGGCAACATCTTAATTCCATTACCAAATTTATCAATTGCTTCTTCCCGGACTAAATTTCCAAAAAGTACCTGCATGCCGTTTGCTTCCAAACCAAACCTCCGAGGTTCATATTTTTCCTGCACTGATAGTATTTTCTCTTTAAATTGCGAAGTTGTCAAGCGCCCAGCCCAAATATACGGAAAAAACCACCGGTCGAGCCAATCTCTTGCCCCTAGTACTATACATTGACGGGCATTTCGCTTCTTTGATCCTCTGGCATCTTTTCCGGCCGCAAGATCGGCGAAGGCGTATCTTTCCATATCGGTTAGTTTAATTGTGGGCATTTTTTTAAAACCTTCTTTAATTCTTTAATCATCCTAAATCCCCCTCATCCTAAATCCCCCGCCAGCTTCAAACATCTTCTGCATAAGCGGGCCTGTTAACTTCTCTCCCCGTTTAATATTCACCGGAGGAGCATTGCCATTCATTCTTTCAATTCGCATATCCAACTTTTTCATTAATCTCTCATCCCGGTCATCTTCTTCGAATATAATCATCCCTTTTTCATACATAAAATCCCTCAACAACATCATATCAAAATCTGTCAATTCCGGATCTGCCGCGCTATTAAGATAAAGTAAATAAAAATTACTTCCATGTTCTCTTTGAAGCTGCTCGATATCTTCTTTTGTGTATTTCTCAGGCCAGAGAATTCTGCCATCATTAATAATTTTATGGAATTTCGCCGGATTAATTTCCACGCTCGGATCATTATCCTGAATATATGAATATAGATCAAAAACGGCCCATCTGGTCCCGATAAGAAATTCCAGAGAACTCAGCCCACTTTCAACTTCATATTTATCCAGCAGCGCCCTACTTGCCTTATGCCATTCTATCGCTTCATCCATTACCGTATCACTATTCGCTGCTTTAAAACTCACCAAGTCATCTTTTATCATAACATTTGGCCTGGCACCAGTTACCGCACCACCTACCCCGATAGCTCTAATTGTCGGATCGGGCCATTCGTTCCCTCTTGGAATAATCATCTGCTCACTTGACCAGACTTTACCTTTTCCACCATCCCAGCATCGATGAGGCCAAAACGCGCGAAATAATTTATTTTCCTCGAATATACTTTGCACGACGCGGAGATTTTTCTTCGCCATTGTTTCTGTTTCACCAGCGAGCAATATCCTGCACTCACTACCTTCCAACCCCGGAAAATATATATTACTTTCTTTCGGCTGAATAAGAATATGTGGAGGCAATCCGCCGGCTACGATAGTTGTTTTAGCATGTTCTCTCGGCATGAGGACTAATTTCCGAAATGGCGGGCAGGTTTGAATAAATTTACAGATACTTCGATGGAAATGAGGAGTCAGGAAAAATCTCCCCAAAACCCCCTTCAGGAAAATAAATAAATTCTCCTCAGCTCTTTTTTTATATCTCTTAACAAATTCCCCTTCAGGCATTGTGGCTCCGGCCTGCCGGGGGAGTCCATTTTTATCAACTACAATCTCCCAGGGTTCTAATTCCTCATCCCCGGAAAGTAACGAGGAGGAAGGGTGCGCACCACCTCCCTCCCCGTTCTCATAACTGCCAGAGTCGGGCATCTCTGACATAAAATCGTCCCTGGTTATATAACTATCAGCCAGGAACGTGGGTGACGCGGTGGATGAGGCCGCGTCGGGGAAAATTTGATACACAGGACATTCTTGCGGGGATTTGATTTCTTCTATTAAATCTAATCGCTCGCCCGGTTTTGCTTCAATTTCAACAAATCCGGTATTTCCGGCAAGCTCCTGCACTTCAGCGATATCATTTATAATAGTACGCTTCTTTGCAGGCTTAATTTCTTTCCCTCTGCCGCCTCTAATCAATCGAGACGACTTTAATTTCTTTCCCATTTTTCCCATCCTCATCCTTGCTTAATTTATAATCAACGCCCTTCAGCAAATCTAAAATCTCATTATCCTCATCCGTACCTTCCTCTAATAAAGCCTGTTGCATGGTTTTCAGCTCATTAACCGGAATAGAGATAATCGTTCTTCTCTCCTCCACTTCCTTCCTGACTTTCGGAGCTTTACTTGCCCTATCCAGAAATGCATTAGCTGCTTTCATGCGAGTATTCCCACTTTCAAAAGGATTATCTCTCACCTCCATTAAAGTAGCTGCACTTGCTTCGATCTGATCGTTAAATAACCCATCAATATCTCCATCAGCCGCCTGTACAGTAACCTGCGCCCTCACCCTTATGCAGCGTTCGAGAAATATCCGGTAATGAGGATTTTTAGCTTTTATTGTAAGTATCGATCCCTGCGCTAAACCTATAGCCTGCTCAATGGCCCAAACAGGCATTCGACTTGCTTCCATCCAGGCAACCATTTGAACCTGCTGACTGATATCAAGACCTTCTGCAAGATCAGTCGTACTTTTCTCAACAGGCTTAATAAACTCAGGCGCTTCTATCTGCGGAATTATCATACTATCAGTCGGGTGCATTTTTCATCCTATTTGATATTAGTACCTTCGACACCTCTTGCTACTCTCACAGCAGTTCTATGATTTAACCAATGCATTGCTTCTTCTAGTTTCGTAAGTGCTAATGCATTTTCTCTACAAGCAAAATTACCTTTCTGAAAATGTTGAAGTCGATCAATAACAATGGCGATTAGATCTTCTTGGTGACAGCCATTTAAACCGGCTTCCTTAACCGGTCCTTTTTGGAATATGACTTTAGCACAAAAAGTACTTCCCCTCTCTGAACCAGCATATAAAACTTCATACTCATGACACGCACCACCATCTCCAGGCTCATCCAAACAAACAACTTTCGTAAAATTCTGACTCCCAATCTTAACTTCTCTCATCACACATCCTCCTTTTAAATTAATATTACCTTATTATATAGATAATACAAGTATCCTGCCTATGTCAAGTATTTTAACATTTTTGATTGTAATTGCAATTACTTACCTTATTCTTCCGCCCCATTGTTCTGCCATAGCTTT